CGACCTCATGCCGTCCACCAACACCACGGACGGTAGCGGACTCGAAGAGGACTCGCACATCACCATCCGCTACGGTATCGACAGCGACGATACGACCGGCCTGCGCGCGTTCCTTGAGAAGCAAGCACCCTTTGAGGCCACGCTCGGCAAGGTGACATCCTTCCCGCCAAGTGAGCACTCGGACGGAGCCGCGCCTATCGTGGTGGCGATTGAGTCAGCGGACCTGCGGCGGCTGGAGAAGGAGTTGGACCAGCACGGCAAGTTCATCGATCGCACGTTTCCTGACTACAAGCCTCATGCGACCCTGGGCTATGTGAAGCCAGATGCAGCCAAGAAGTACGTCGGCATGGGTGGGATGGAAGGAAAGAAGTTCACCGTCAGTTCCGTGTCCATCTCGAACAAGGATGGCTCGAAGACGGAGGTTCAACTCAAGGGCAAACCTAAGCCCTCTTTCTACAAGCCTCCGACGCCCCAGGTAGCGCCGATGGCCGGGACGAGCCCGATGGGAGTGAAGCCGAAGGCGGGACCGGGCGAGGCGTTCAAGCGCGCAGTCCAAGCCAAGGCGGACAAGTTCCTCGACACCCAGGTTCGCCGCGAGTCCGGGCAGGTTCTCACGCGCCGCGAGATCATCAATGAGCGCATGGCTGGCGGAGGTGCCACGGCGATTAAGCAGGTGCAGGACGACGCCGCAGAGCGGAAGTTAGACCGCGAGATTGGCGCGATGCGCAAGGCCGGGGTTCCCACCGGAAACGAGATGCACCCGAAGACGATCAAGTATCGGGAGATGCTGGCCCAGCAAAAGGCCGGTATCAAGGTTCCGTCTCACCGGATCACCGATAAAGACGGCAACGAGTACATCATCTCCAAAACGGAGCACGACTATGCCGCCTCAGTGCTGGCCGGCGGCGGAACGAAAGCAGCCGTAAGTGAGACGAGACCGGCTAAGATCGAGACGCCGCTCGACAAGTTTGAAAAGGACGGTGGAGCGCCCTACGAGGTAACGCAGAAGGAGTGGGTAGCCTTCCAGCGTGCCCACCGTGCGGCCCTTGGGCAATCGCAGGACTCAGGCACTCGCTACGCACCGAACAGCGACTATGAGAGTTACCACGAGGATTCAGTCAAGACAGCCTTGCGGATGGGATTGAAGGTCCCTGATGAGGTTCTGAAGGATTACCCCGATCTGCTTCCGAAAACCAAAGAAGCTCCAAAGGCCGAGGGCGATGCCGTCGCTCCCGACACCGCTCCGCCATCTGAACTGGAGGGATGGAAGAAAGAACTGAGCAAGATCGAATCTCAGTTGAATGGGCGCGATGTCCCCGGCAACCGTCGCCAGCAACTTGGCTCTCAGGCATCTGTCCTGCGCGGTCGCATTGCCGACGCGGAGCACGCTGTCAGGGTATCGGGCATCCCGCTCACAAAGCCTGATGATAACTCTCTCCCCAGCCCTCACGCGGACAAATGGAAATACCAGTCACAGTATTTCATCAAGGCGCTGGAGCCGGTGAAGCAGGCGTGGCTGGCTGCCCATCCCGCATCGAACCGGGACACGCAAGAGAACTGGGATTTCCTCAAGAAGAACGATACTTACAATGGGACGGGAAGCGCGAAGCATCGCCCCGAGGCATTCCCGGACGACTTCATTCGCATCGAAGTTCCCGGCGACGGAAAGTTCCTTGTCAAGAACTCTCCGGCAGCAATAGACAAACTGCTGAAGTCTGCGCCAAAGGCGTTCGCCAAGCCGACCGAGACCGCGCCTGGTACGAGTAAGCGCAGCATCCCACGCGCACCTAAGCAGGAGGAGATCGAAACCGCTCAAAGGCTTGTGGCTCACTTCAAAGGTCAGATTGAAGAGACCGAACAGGACTTGCGGCGAGCTCGCTCCGAGGACCGACAGTTCCTGCAAGAGACTCTCGACGCGGCGAAGGAGAATCTAGCCAACGCAGAGGAACAACTAAGGCAGGCGCAACTTGAGGACTTAGAAAACACTGAAAAGCTTGGAGAAGAGGCGGTTTCAAATGCGAAGCAAGCAGGAACAGCAGGCATGGGACGATCTAGCGAAGACGATGCAGGACGGTCTAGCGGACGGATCGATTCGAGCAAACCCAATGGACCCCAAGAAACCAGGAGTGGACTTCTATCACCCAGCCCCGAAGGAAATAGCAGCCCAAGGCCGGGAACTGGCGACAGCCCAAAAGTAAAACCCAACCTCCCCGACTCCGGCACCCTCTCCGCATTCGGCTTCCTCAATCCTGCCACAGTCAGCCAGCTATTCCCCGGCATGGCTGGCGGCATCTACCAATGGGCTGGCGATGGTCCCACACCCGGAAAGACTCAGCAAGCTATCATGCGCGAGGAGCGTGGCCAGATGGACCGCCGTATGGCCCGCGCGCTGGCTGCGCTGGAGCAGGAGTCGAACGCATGGGACAAGCGCCCCAGGGCTGACTTTCTAGCCTTTGCCGATGCTGTGGAGCATGTTGGCGGCAAGACAGTGGCCGACCTCAGTGTGAAGGATCAGCAGTTGGCCGGGATACTTGAGAAGGCGTATCAGGAGCGCAAGGACTACATCGACGCCATGGGTTTTGGTCCAATCAATGACTGGATCGATAACTACTTCGCCCACTGGTGGGAGCGCCCAAGCCTGGCCCGCAAGAAGATTAAGAAGTTCATGGGCGTCGGCAAGCGCCCACTCGAAGGCAAGGCATCTTTCAGGAAGCAGCGGAAGATACCCACCACGCGCGATGGCATCGACATCGGGCTCACCCCGGCAACATGGAACCCTGTCAGCGGCGCGCTGATGAAGATTTACGAGATGGACCAATTCATCATGGCGCACCAGGTGTTGAAGGTGATGAAGGATTCAGGCACGGCGAAGTTTGTAAGGGCTGGGGCGGATGCCCCTGAAGGATGGACGAAGCTCGACGACAAGATCGGCACAGTATGGCGCCGGGCCACGACAATCGACGACCAGAAGGTTGAGGACGCGACTTACGACAAGACTTACATGGGCGGCAAGCGTCCCATCCCCAGCATTGCCATCGAAGACTTAGAGGATGCCAGCGGCAAAGCTCTGGTCATCACCGGCCACTACTGGGCACCGGCTGATGCAGCCAAGGTATTCAACAACTTCGTCTCCAAGGGACTCGCGGGCCGGTCTGCCATCTTCGACGCGCTGCGCTGGGCTAACAACAACCTCAACGCCCTCCAGTTGGGCATCTCCGCCTTCCACGCGACGGTTACGACCGTCAACGCGGCGGCTTCTGATGTTGCTCTGGGTGTCGAGCAACTCTTCCAAGGCAAGCCCGTCAAGGCCGCCGGCAATGCTCTGGCCGGAATCGCTCTCCTGCCGTCTCTGGTCCGGACCATCAAGAACGGATGGAAGGCCACCCGCGAGTACATGAAGCCCGGCACCTATCCGGAGATGGAGAAGGAGGCCGATTGGATTGCGCGATCTGGAGGAAGGCTCGCCCCATCGACTCTGGAGCTGAGTCCGATTCGGAAGGCAATCAATGCGTGGAACAGCGGCACCAATTGGGACAAGGCGAAGTCCCTGCCAAGCGCTTTACTCCAGGCGGGCGTATGGCCCGTCCTTGGATTCTGGGTGCCGAAGATGAAGATTGGAGCCTTCTACCTGATGGCTCACAACCTTTTAGAAGAGGCGCAGAAAAAGAACTGGACGCCCGAAAAGCTCCGCGAGCGCATGCAGGAGGCATGGGACGCCGTGGACGACAGGTTTGGACAGATCGTTTACGAGAATCGCTTCTGGCCTCGCGGGCTGAAAGACGCGCTGCAGTTGACGTTCAGAGCTGTTGGATACACCAATGGCGACGTGAGAATCTATGGTGGCGCCATCGTGGATACCGCGAAGGCTGCTGGGCTTGTCGCTACCGGCCATGGGAAAGAGGCGAGGATCACTCCCAAGATGTCATTCGCTCTCAGTTCGTTCCTGTGCACGGCGATACTTGGGGCGTCGGGCACATTTATGTGCACTGGGCACCTTCCCAAAAAACCACTGGACTACCTCTACATTGAGGACTCACACGGCATCATGCACTCCATCGCTGGATACGCGGACCAGATCGTGAGTTTCGTCAAGCACCCGGAACAGACGGCCATCAACAAGATTGCGCCGCTCTGGAATGTCATCGGGCAAGCGATCAACAACCAAGACTTTTACCGCACCGAGATTCGGCACACGGACGACTCAGCGCCCAAGCAGGCCGAAGAGTTCGCAGGGTGGGCAGCAAAGCAGGAGTTGCCCTTCTCGGCCACAGGCGCAGCCCATCTCCTCGAAGAAAGAGGCGCACAGGACAATGCATGGTCCATGATCCAAACCGCTATCCATAATCCGGCTCTAGTTGCCGAGAGTTTCTTCGGCTTCAATCAAGCTCCGGCCTTCATCCAGAACTCCGACGCACTCAACAAAGCGCGGGAGTACAGCCAGACGAACCGGCCGGCGGGGACCAGGACGAAAGAGCAAACTGAGCGGTCCCGAGCCATGCACGTTGTCGAAGACCTGATCCGCGCAGGGAAGACAGACAAGAGCGTCGAGCAAGCCTACAAGACGGCTGGTGTACTGTCCGAGGACGACCTTACCAAAGCTCGGTTCTATGCGCGCCGGTCGCCATTGCTGGCTGCGGTGAATCCCCTACACGTCGATCAGGCCATCAACGTCTACATCGCGGCGACGCCGGAAGAGAAGAAGGAGATTCGCCCCGAGATTGAGCGCAAGCAAGGGGAAATCGACAGCTTCACCAACGACCCCGAGGAACGGGCGAAGCTCAAGAAGGCCTACCAGGACGCTCTAAACCCTAAACCGAAGTTCAAAGGAAAGCCCGTAGCATAGAAAGACTGGAGGACCGAAATGCCGAATGGACGTAAACCGGGAGAGGCAGCACCGCGCGGATTCACCAGCACAGGAAAGCCCCGCACGACGCGGGCAGAGAGACAGGCAGCCAAAGAGCAGAAGCGGCTGGACGACGCTGCGACCGAGGAGAGAGTCAGGGGCGAGGCGGCCGAGGCGGCTGCTGGCATGCGAACCCCTACGGTTGTAGCGAACATGGAAGTAAAGAACGTCATCCACCTGCCCTCCAAGGTTCAGCTCGCCATCGAGTGCTGGCTTGACCTCCCGGCCCGCGACCATACGAAGACGGTGACCAAGGTGGCGGAGATGGTTGGACTTGACGCCGAGATACTCCGTGGCTACTGGCGCAAGCCGTCCGTGCGCGAAATCATCGATGCGAAGCTCGAGCAGATCGAGCAAGCCAAGGCGGAAATCAGAGCACGAGCTCGCGGGCTCACCGAGGACTTGCTCGACTCCCACACGGTTGCGCTGCTGGACAGCAAGGAGACGCCGGCGGCGGTGAAGGCTACGCTACTCGGCACAGCCTACAAGCGGTTCGGCATGCTCAAGGAGAAGGTAGAGAACACCGGGGCGAATGGTGCGCCGATGGCGTTTCAGTTGATCCGGTTGAGCGGCAAGAAGGAGAGCGATGGCGCAGACCCCGACCCCTCTCTATAATCCACTTCTAGTTTTCCAGCCCAAACAGGGCGATGTTCTCGACCTAGCCGAAGGCAATGATGCGACGTGGATCGGGGGAGGTGGCGGCCGCGGCGGCGCAAAGTCCCGCTGCGTTCAGTCCGTCATGTTGGCCCGGCGGCTAGCCAACCCAGGCACTCTCGGCACTATCGTCATGCGCAACTCAGACCAGGTGCGCAAGTACCACGAGGACGCCATGCTGCGCGCGTGGCCCCAGTTGCGAGATTGCTACCACAAAGGCGACCGCAAGATCACTCTACCCTTTGCGAATGGCGCACCATCTCAGATTGAGTTCAACTACGCCGAAACTCTCGATGATGTGATCCGCCGGTTCCGGTCCGCCAACTATTTCGATATTGCCGTTGACCAGGCCGAGCAATTCACGGAAGAGGAACTCCGCGAAATCAAGCAAGCCGTCCGTTGGCCCGACGTTCCCGAAGGCACATGCAAGCTCATCCTTGCTTTCAACATGGGCGGCGTGGGCATCGGCTTCCTACGCAAGAAGTTCCACGACGATGAGTTCAATGAGCGCGAAGATCCCAAGTCTTTTGCTTTCGTCCACTTCTTCCCCTACGACAACTGCGAGTGGGTCCGGCCGGCGCTCCAGGCCGATGGTCTGACAGTCGAGGATTACTATTCCTGGCCCATCTCGAAGCGGCGCGAATACTGCGCAACCCGTTCGGACTACGGTAAAGCCCTGGTTAGCCAAGATGAGGCTCTGGTCGCGCGCGACTTCGACGGCTCGTGGGATTCACTCGAAGGCGCTTACTTTACCAGATCATTTGACCGTAACGCCAGCGTGCGGCCGCCGGAAGACATTCGGGAGATGATTAAGCCGTGGTGGGAGCGGTGGCTGTCGCAGGACTGGGCCCGCGGCCACTACTGCATCACCTACTGGCATGCCATGGGCGAGATGTCTCCAATGGAGATTAAGAAGTTTCTCGGCTGGGACGTGCGCTACGCTCTCAAGGTCATCATCACCTACCGGGAGTACGTGGCGGGTGGCGAGGCGGCTCCGGACTCTGGTGGAGGCAGAGAGTTGGACGAGGAAGATATCGCTCGGAAGATCGTAGAGTTGACTCCTGAAACCGAGCGGAAGCAATTGTCTGACTTCTTTCTTTCGCCTGATGCGTTCGGCAAGAAGAACAGCAAGAACACCATCGCCCAGACCGAGGGCGAGATTCTTATGGCGTCCGAGATGCCTTATCCGCGAGCGGCTGACAACGACCTTGAGGGCGGCTGGGGTTTGATGTCGAAGTTGATGCTGGCGACCAAGCGAAAAGGGCAGCGCGGCGAAGAGGTTTGGCTGATCTCGGCCAACTGTGTTGAGCTGGTGTCGGCTATCCCGCTCGCTATGCGCGATCCAAAACGCCTGGAAGTAATTCTGAAAACCGATATCGGCGCGGCGAAGATCGAAATGGATTGTCTTGACTCCTGCTTTGTCGCCGGGACGCTGATTTGGACCGCGCGCGGGCAGGTTCCGATCGAGCAGGTGCGGTGGAACGATTACGTGATGACGCGCTCAGGGTGGAGGCGCGTGGTCAATGCCTGGAAGAACCGCGCGGGCGCGCCAATAGTTCGCGCACTGTTCTCGGATGGAAGAGAAATACATTGCACTCCCGACCATGAATTCTGGACAGACAGGGGGTTTTTGCCATTGAATACTGTCCGTTACGGTGATGAACTTATGTCGTGGAGTTCATTGAATTTAACGGCGATGTCTACAAAATCCGCAAGGATGGGTACTACGCTTGTGGAAAAGGTTTCTTGCATCGGCAGGTATGGATTCAAACCTTCGGTCGTATCCCAAGTCGGATGCACATCCACCATAAGGAACGCTGTCCAAAGAGCACTACGAATGTTGACGATCTGGAGTGCCTCACTCCGAAGCAACATGCGGCCAAGCATGGCCCTGAGCGCCTCGCCCAAGCCAAGATCAATATGGCTAAAGCCTCCCTCGCAGCAAAAGATTGGCACAACTCCCCTGCTGGAAAAGAGTGGCACAGAGGACACGCCAAGGTATGTAAATTCGGTGAAAAGAAGTTGGTTCCAAAAGTCTGTCATTGCTGCAATGGAGACTTCCAAGGAAGCGAAAATCAGCGATTCTGCTCCAACGCCTGCAAGTCAAAGTGGCGCCGAGACAATCAAGTTGATTATGTCGAGGTCGCTTGCGTCATTTGTGGCGATGTTGTTCTCAGGAATCTCTACGACAAGGTGCGAACGTGCAGCCTCCAATGCCGTGCGGCTCTGCGGATTAGAAACGGCGGGATTCGCGGACGTGTACGACCTGGAAGTTGAAGACGCACACGAGTTCTTCGCCAACGGGATACTGGTCCATAACTGCCGCTATGGCCTCAAGAGCAAACTAGAGCCCGGCAAGAAGCCCAAGGCGGTCGAGAATGAGGAGAAGTTACGGGCGATGCAGGAGTCGGGACTCGACGGCCACTCGCTGAACATCTACCGCATCCAGCTCAGCCAAGAGGTTCGGACTTCGGAGGAGCCGGCGAGGCTGGGGCATGGGCGGGTCGGCAGGCGCATGTAGCCTTAGCGCGGCGTCGCCACTCTCTTCACTGGCTCACACTCGTAGCGGTGACTGGCAACGTGTCGCCACCCGAATCCCTCAACCTTGCGGATTGCCTTGTCGCAGTTCGCGCAGGTAGCGGTCGATACCTTCGGCGTGTTGGCCACTTGCGTCGGCGACACAGCGGGTCCGCAGTTCATCGAGCACTGCCCATCTTCCCAGCAGTCGGAGCAGGGTGGGACCGAGCGGATGCCGAAAGAGTAGTTCATCGAGAAACCCCCAACATCAGCCGGATAACGCCGTTGTCTTCGCACTGCACGATCTTGTCGCGCAGGCATGGGCCGATAACACTCCCTGGCGCTCAGTCAAGCCAAAGCGATTCTTGATGACGAGCCGCGCATAGTCCGCCTTCCGCCCCGGTTTTGGCAGGCCGCGCTCACGCCAGTTTAGCGACGGATTGAACCAGTTTGCTTTCTTCACTTCATCGGCCACGGGTCAACCTCCACTTCGAGCGGTGCGTACACTTCAACTGCCGTCTTGCCCCGGTTGTACCACAGCCGCTCGGCAGTCGGGAACATCCTCCGTGCATCCTCGATGGAAATCTCGTAGTCGAGCATGATGAATGCCTGATTCCTCAAGCCTTCCCATGCCCGGCGCCAGCCGGTCAGGCGCTCGACGTATTGGCGGACTCGGGTGCGCTTCAAGACTTGCCGTCGTTTTTGACTTCCTGATAGACGAATGGCTGAGGCATCATGTTCAGCCCGGCGCAGGCCGTATCGATCATCCTGCGCTGCATCCCTTCAAGCATCTGGTGCTTGGCCACGCACTCAGCAATCAACTGCTTCAGCCAGCGCGCCTCGACGTAGATGCCGACATCGTAGCCGGTCTTACGCAGTGTCGGGTCTTGAGCGGCGGCTTCCTCGGCCTCGCGCAGCTTGCGCTCAACCCAGTCCATCGTGTCTTTCATGTGCTGGAGGTAGTAGTCGCGGTCTACACTCTGATCGAAGATGCTCATGGCTCCCTCTTCCAAAAAGTGTTAAGTTTGAACTCCCACAGCAGCCACTTGGCTTCGATGTGGAACGACTCATTGCCGCAAATCCAGTCGAATTGGACCGCAGGCCAGAGGTTGATGCTCCACCAGCGAGTACGGCTGTACGTCGTTCCGAACCAGCAATTCCATCGCTGTCTCATCCCCTTAACCTCGGTTCCTGCATCCACAACTGAATTGTCGGCATCGACGGATCATAGTCGCACTTGATCAGCAGGATGCTCCCGTTGCTATCCAGCGCCAGAATCTGATCGCGCCATGGGACGAGTTGCACGATCTTCCCGTCCGGCCCTGATGCCTGCACGTAGACGATGTTTGACTTGGCGTCGCCCAGCAGGCACTGCTTGCCCGTCAGTACCTTCCACGCCGTTGCTATTCTGCGCTTCCACTTGTTCATGGCTTCCTCGCAAATTCACCATAATGCTTTTCGATGGCAGGCAGGTATAGTTCCTCATATGCGGCCTTAGCCGTACTGCGCATACCAAGGAACAATAATTTACCTTTAGATCGAATCTTGGCTTGGAAGAGGTTTCGGTCACGATACACGCCGCGAAATCCGGTCGTGTTGTTCTTGCGCTCGCGGCTATTTATTGCGTTTTGAGACGGCGTGACGATTCTGAGGTTTGATCTGCGGTTATCGAGAGTGTTTCCATCAATATGGTCAGCCAGTCGCCTATCGCCAAAATCAAGCCCAAGGACTGACCGCTGCATTGCAACTCGTCTCCTGCGCCCGCACGTACCCCGCTCGTTCCTTTGTGCGTAAAAACTCTGAGTGTGCGCGTACCATGCGGCATGCCACTTATAGGCGTTCAGGCTCTCAAAGTCTCTTTCATCGACAAGAGTAACTTGATTTCTGGTCAGCGGGATTTCACGGTAGGATGGTGTAGGTGGGGTTGTCACTGATTGGCCTCCTCCGGCCTTGAAGTTGCCCGGCGCTTCCAACGCCCGACAACCCCATGCTACCACAGTGAAGCTTTTACCTCGGTGTTGCGAAATAAAGTATTCTCGGCCACATACTCACACTCAGCCCGGCCAGTGGGCCCCTGGCGCTGCTTACTGAGTAGCATGACCGCCTTCAACTTCTCTTTGTCGTCGGCCTTGGTGTCATAGTAACTCGGACGGTGCGGGAAGATCACCACGTCGCTATCCTGCTCAATCTCGCCCGAGTCCCTCAAGTCGCTCAAGCGCGGCTCCCGATCATCCCGCTTCTCATTTGCCCGGCTCAGTTGATGCAGCACCACCACCGGCACATCCAACTCCACGGCCATGCCTTTCAGCCCGCGCGTGATGAAACCTAGATCCTGGCTCCGGTTGCCGTACTTCTTCGAGTCCATCGGGAGCGCGATGTAGTTCAACTGGTCGATCACGATCAGGTCAAGATGCCCGGTCTGAGACTTCAACCTTGCGGCCTTAGCCTTGATCTTCTGGACGGACTGCCCTGCCTGGTCGTCGATGTAGAGCGGGGCACTCACAATCTCGCTCATGGCGTCGAGTGCGTACCGCTTGTTCGTATCGGTCCAGCGGCCTTCACGGATGTCTTGGAGGCTCACCGTGCTCCGCATGGATACCAGTCGGTGAAGAATTGCTTCCTTGCGCATCTCCATCGAGAACAGCGCAACCGTCTGGTCGAGGTTGATTGAAGCATGAACGGAGAAGCACAGGCCGGCAGCTGTCTTCCCCATGGCGGGCCTGGCCGCAACCACAATCAACTCCTTCCGCTGGAAGCCACAGGTCAACTCGTCGAGTTCCTTTAAGCCGCTGGGCAGCCCCTGGGACCGTGCCGAGTGCTTGAACACCGCATCTACCGATGGATACGACTTCTCGACGAACGCGCCGAAGCTCTGGAGCGGTGAAGATATGCCCTGCTCGGCCGCAGCCTGCATCTGCTCCATGGCGAAGCCGAGAACATCCTGAGCTGATTCGGATTGGTCCTGGGCCCGCTGGCTGCTTAGATTCGCGATGTGGATGAGTTTGCGCAGCAGGGCCTTGTCTTTAAGTTCGGCAACGTAATCGCCGATGGCTGGTCGCCGCGGCATTCCCTCAGACAGCCCGGCGATGTAGGATACACCGCCGACAGCATCAAGTTCTCTATGGCGACGAAGTTCTGCGGCGAGGGTAATCTCATCGACGGCCTTTTGCTTCGCCATCAACTCTGAGATCCGCAGCCAGATACGCCGGTTGGAATCGAGGCAGAAGTCATCAGAGTCTAACTTCTCGGAGGCCTCGGTAAAGTAGGCGTTGTCGATCAGGACCGCGGCGATAACGATCCGCTCGGCGTCGACATTTGCAGGCAATCCGGAATCGAGAGTCAGGTCGGGGTAGCTCAACTCGCGCTCTCCTTCTGTGGCTCCTGTGCGCGGGTGGCGACCAGGGCGGCGCGTGCTTGTTCAAAAGCTGTTCTGCGTGCGTGGTAGTCGCTGCGGTTCACGTCCGAGCACATCTTCTCCAGCGCCGTCCTCAGCCTCTCCACCAGGGCCGTCTGCGCGGCGAGTTGCGCCTCTGCATCCTCAGCGCGAACGCATTGATCGAAGAGGATTTGCTCTTGAGCGGTGTCCATCTTGAAATAGCCGCCGGGTGTCACTATGAAGCCGCCGACAGCCTTGTAGGGCTTACCAAGGTCATCGTGGCCATACGTGCCGTTCGCCACACAGTTAAAGAACTGCTGGCGGTATTCCTCTGGAAGTACCGTGCGCGCCCAATCATGCAACTTCCCGTAATGACGTTCATACCATTCATGTGTGTGCTTTCTGCGCCCTGAGCCTCTTGCGATCTCCTCT